CATTGGTGTGTCATACCATTCTGTGATGCCGGAGCTCACAAAAGGTTTGCACATGGTTGGGGTCACTTTGGAGAGCACCAGATTAGTGCCCACATTGTCCGTCCCGTCCCAATCCTGATCAATGATGAAGGAAGCGCGTGAACAAAAGTTGGCCAAAGCCAACTCATCACGACCCTCACAGTTTGCAATTGCGGGGTCGATGGAAAGTTCACACTTTGGGTCCAGGGTCAGTTTTTCAACTGGCACGCCAATCTCAGCTGAGGCAAAAGCATGGAATGGTTGGTTCTTAAAGGGTCGAGAATCTTCGATGACAGGAACATTGGTAAAACCAAATAGACCTGCTATACCACCGATTATGTCTGCGCCCAAGGAAGTTGCTTTTGCAAACTTACCAATGATAGGAACACTTTCCAATTTTGATGCAACACCTGAGACAGCCGTAGCCATCCTGGAGACGGGTCCCTGCCCATACTCGTCACTAGATTGAACTGCAAAACGGCTGGTATTACCAGCCAATCGCACATTCTCCAACCAAGCGTAAATGTTCACTGTTACTGGTCCCGCAGCTAGTCCATTTGCGGACTGAATAGGGGCCATAGCGAACAACTGACACTGGTTGAATTCCTGCAAACCAGCACTCGTGGTGGGGATCCAGTCACGGTAGTTGATTGATGGAATCGTCATAGTTCCACCCTCATTTTTGTGAGGTTGGATGACGATATGGGGTCGTTGTGACAGGGGAACACGATCGTTTCCTGTCAGTGCAGTATACCCAAACTGCTCACCAAAATTCTCTTGAAGGGGCTGACTTGTTAGCCAGTATTCCCCATAGAGAAATGGTGACGCATTCACCACCACCTTTAGCTTCATGTCTCCTTGAACATATGCAAAATTATCTAATTTGTTTTGAATTGATGTATTGGAGAAAAAATTGAGCCAAGGTTGGAAGGTTCGATAGGACGTAGCAACTGTTTCAGACAGTTGGAGATCGTAAGTTCGTATACGCACTGGTCGTGCGAGGAACTTCGCGAGATCCGCATATTCTGAATCGAGGTTGAGATCAATTGTTGAAGTGGGCATTGGCATGCCAACCTCAGCGCCCTGGGGAGCATCTGCAAACTCGACCAGCTGCTTTTGGTCCATTTCGGTGGGTGTGTTGTCGACATCTGCCGACTGCACTGTGAATTTTTCTAGCTTTTCTGAATTTTCTTTTTGTGAAACATACAGAAGCGCCACATCCATTTCAACTTTGGACAGGCGCCTATTAAAGTTCCGCATTCTTGCGTCACTTAATTGGGGGGGTTTAGTATTTGTAATGCCGGGTCGTTTTACAACTGCTGGATTAACCCAACCTCAGCAGAGGTATTTGCACTTTCTAGTGACTAGCCGGCACTTCTCCTAAATAGGAGCTTCGGGGAACGCCCGGGCGGGTAAACATGTAAATCCACTCTGTTTATGCAATTGTGCAAATATATAATATGCAAAAACCAGTATATATATACATGTGTTAACTTTTGGCTACGACCTGTCAACTAAGGCCGGGCAGTTTAAGGACTTACACGGTCCACGCACGCTCAAGCTAGAACGTGTTTGCTGTTTTCCCAGAAACAGTCTTTCAACTGCTCCCAGGTGGGGAATGAAGTCCCACTCACATAGGCTTGCAACTCACACTCCTCCACAATTTCCAATAGCATGTTCTTCTTTGTTTCGAAGATCTCTTTGCCATGGAAGAAGTACTCGCGGCAGGCCGAAGACATGACGTCCACAGCCTGCTTCTCCGCAGGTACTGTTCGTGAAGCCACTACACGAGTTAGTGACTTAGCAATACTGGCCTCCTCGAGAGGGGCAAGATATGCTTTGACATCCTCGTCCCAGCGCCACTCTCTTTTCAGGAATGACACTTGGGACACATGCAGATAAGGGACTGATTCAGCCTCTTTGTCTGCCATTGTGTATTTGATCCCAACATCCGCCAAAGCTGCTTGGATAGCAGTGTGGTTGAAGAAGGGAG